TATTAAGATTGATAATTTTATCAACATCCAAATCTTTGTATGGGATCATCTCAGGATGTGTGAGTGAACCATAATCTTGAAATTTACTATGATTAACATAGTTATCAAAATTATTAATCCAACAGTCGGGCATTATTTCGAGAACTGTCGGTAGATTAAAATTGTCTTCAGTCATTAAATCAATTTCAGATTCTATTCTTAATTGCTGTGCAACAGTGATATTAAACATCTTCTCCATAAGTAGTCTGGTACGCGGACCAGGTTCTCCCTTAGGCAGAGAATCAGTTATATATCGTTCATATGCAGCCAACAAGTGTTCTTGTTTATAAGAATCTTCATATCTTAGTCTAATCTCGTATTTGCTGAGCATATCAAAAATTTTCCTACCATATTTAAATATAATAGGACAACCTGGATATTCATAGATTAAAGATAATGCTTTTGAACGTAATAATGAATAATAAGTATCGCGGTTTGAGAAGGTATACTTCTTAGGAACCCATGAAGTCGTGCAAAGCGGCTCTCTAGGATCTCTTATATTAAAAAGCTCTTCAGGATCATAGACTAAACCACAAAAACTACCTTCAGAAATGTCTTCAATGAACTCCATTTTTACATTGAGTCCCATTTTAACATAATATTCATCAGGTATTCTTGAATTTAATCCAATCAGAGCATCATCTCCTTCAATGATCGGACCAGTAAACTGTTTCTTATAATAGTGACATGCAAATAACAAAAACATCAGATTTGAGAACCCATTCCCTAAGGAAGTGTTCATTTCTCCACTCATTCTTTTGGCATCAACTTTAACCGTAAAATATTTGTTCTTTGCAAAATTTTGCGAAGCGAGAACTTTAAATATTAAACGGCATCGTTGTTGAGCCTCAGGATTGAGAGAAGACATATATCTGTATAATTGAAATTCACAATCATCCATCATATCAGTAGTAAACAAACTTTCAAATGAAGTGTAATCCGTTCCTTGGAACTGTAATAGGTTACTATTCATGAATTCATTTATATACTTAGGTCTTTCATTTTTAGGAATTTTCTTAATAAAATAAGGGAGTGAGAATAAAGCTTTTTCAATTTTTCGAAAGAAAGGTCCCATGACAGACTTAGCTTTGTCAGATCGAGCCCATATACCTCGGTGATGTTTATATTCTGGATAATATTCTTCTTTGGTGAACAGATTTATATTAAACAAATCATCATCATCATCGAATTTATTATCCTTTCTATCAACTTCACCGTGTACGTACGCACCCTTAGGCGCTACTTTTCTTATTTCTTCTTTCCGCCAATCAGGATAATTAGTGGATTGAAGCCATTCTTCTAAATCAAAATCCTCAACAGGATCAATGGGTGTCATATTTTCCTTCAACCAACGAGAAACAAATTTTCGAAACTTACGTCTCAATTTTGGATCATATTTAGGAGGAGAATAGGCCATTCGTTTAGCGATTCCAATCAATGAAGAATGTGGATTAGTAACATCAGGTCTGGGCGGTATGGCAGGAATAGGATTAACAAAGCAGGCCGCCATAGGAGGTCTGGTTGAACTATCATAACTGAAAAAATTTTTATGCAAAGCATAACTTGTTGAATCAGGGGTGGTTGGAATTTTAAGATTGACTTCATTTGCTCGATAACCATATAAAAAATATCCTCGAAAGGTTTTTCTGTAGTTAGGAGTCAAATGAAGTGGCCCTAGTATTCCCGGGTTTGCATTAGGCCCAATGCATTCCCTTGCCAAAAAAGCTGGTGATCCAAACTTTTAGAATGAGCATATCTATGATGCAGTACAATCAATGCGGCAAGCCGAGAAGAGTTATTGTACACATCATGCATAAATGGATCATTCCTAAAATTATTCACATGAGGAGCTAAATTGGTAGAGGATGCAATGCGTTCCACTAAAGCTTCGGAAGAAACAGTTGAACAAGTATTTCTACTTGAAAACATTTGACATACCAGTTCTAGCTCACAAGTTGATGTTGTCACCTTGCGATCATGTACGTATTTGTCGATAGTAATAAAGCGTCCATCCTCATAATAACCATAAGGATAGGTCTTAGTATACTCTTCGTCAAATACCCCTAGAGTGGAGTCTTCTGTCATTTCAAAAGTTTTCTGTCCTTGAACACGAAAATCCATAGTCTTATCTCGTTTTCGCGTAATGACTTCGGTCAATGTGCTTTTCCTTGTATAAAATGCTTGCACAGGGTAAATATATCTTGGATAGTAACATATCCATGATAAGTAATAGGTGGCTCTTTTGGCAGCAAAACCTAACGTACTAATCAATAATAAATTACGTATCAAATATTTAGACAAATGGTAAACAAAGGGATAATTAACAAGATAAAAAGCAGACATATCACGAAACCAATAACAAATTGAAATCAAGACTGGAGAAGTAAATTCTTTCCACACCCAAAAAACACCGGACATTTTTGATTGAAAAAATTCACAATGTCCTCCATTGAAATCTATCTCGCTTGCGCGATCAATAAATCTCTGGAAGGAAAAGATTTTAAAAATCGGAATGGTGTGTAATTCCGGGCAAACTAAATTTAAAATAAAAATAAAGAAATATAAAAAGATGGGGACGTACCGCAACCAATGGTCTTTACGGATCTCAACGAAAGTAAATCTTGGAATAAATCCAAAGACCAAATTGCGTCTCCAAACATAATCTGGAGGTGATTCGCCATTAATGACGTAATCGATTTCGTACTGAGACCCAAGTGACTCAGTGAAATCTAAGGACGTGACTAAATCAGGTTTGTCCTTCTTGACGGGTTCTGCAGTAATGGTTGGTGCACCAACATCAATGGCACCAGGTACAACATTATCGTCCTCCGCAGTAACTTTAGGAACATAATTCCGTTTTTCAAAAATGGGTCGACCATTTTTATAGGTGGTATCAGCCATCTTCCTGAACACACCTTTTTCCTTATTAAGTTTCACGGCCTTAGAAACATTATCTTGTCTTCTTTTTTGGCCAAATTTATCATTTGGTTTATGGCCGTTATTTTCGAGGCATTCCTCCTTCCTCACAGTATCTATGTTCCCGTTAAGGGCATGCATAATCTTATTCCAAGACGAAACAAGATATTTGTCAAACCCACCAGAGACATGGATAACATCATCAACATGTATGCGAGAGGCACCATGGAGATATTGTCCCGAGCGGATAAGATCAAAATTATGCACATTCTTACGAACTAAGAACATGGCCAACTGATCGGCACAGATAGAATAGGATCCAAGATCCACAGAGCATTCGAAATTCTTACCGTCAAAATACAGTGTTATCTGAAACACTACAGAGAAATCATTCTCAACGCCATTACTGACCGTTGATTTCTCAACAGTGTTCAACTTTCCTACAATTGAACTAACATCATTAATTCGAATTACATCACCACGTGATGTAATTTCGAGATTGCAATTATTTCGTTTCATTTCGCTAGGTCGGTGCACGTGATTGTAATTGAATTATGAGTGTTTTTTGTGGTGCCTTACCACCGGATACACCCATCCTCTAAGGCATTAAATATTTCAACTTATTACAGTACAGGTTTAGACTTCATTAGGGATGTTTAATCATGTTTGCCTCGCACGTTCGTGCATAGTGTAGAGTTCGGATTTGGCATTAAAACCAGCAACAACCAGGTATCGCATCCTCAGCAGTTCCTTGAGGTTAGCTAAGCAAAATTTACATGAATAAGAGCATTACTCCCACCTGAAGTTTTTCACCAAGAGAGTCTCAATAAGTCTAGATATCTAATAATCACTACATTATATTAATAAAGATGTCAATTGATCAGTTTGACAACCTCCTACATCCATCACTTTCATGTCGTATGTTTTGTAATTAAACAAAACACATAGACAAACCACAATATTATATCCAGAAATCAACATATGATTGATGCGCCATTACTTTTATTCGTAATAACAACCAATTTTATGCAGACCACACTTCTCAACGTTCTTCGAGTGATCCATACATTAATCTATTGTCTGAAAATATAACTTATGTAATGAGAGGGAATTTGAGCCGCTAGTTATTAACTTGTTATATGTAGCTGATGATAAACCGTGTTTTAATACCTAAGTACCTTGTGATAGGAATATCATCATCG